GCCTCTACCGCGCTGGCCGCACACTTGCCCAGGCTGGCGACGCTGCTGCCGCCATTGGCGCTGCCGCCGTCACCGCTGATGACCTTCTCGGCGACGTTGCGGGTTTCTTGAGGACTCTTCTTTCTCGCGGCCCTGCCAGCTCTTCCATCACCGACGTCGCTCTGCCGATGTTAACCAACGTTTGCGCTCTCTTCGTGCTCGTCTCTGCTCTCCGCACGCCCGCCGAAGTTGTCGCCTGGCTCTCTCTCCTCGGCACCGCTCTCGGCGCTCCTCCATCGGCCTCTGCCCTTCTGTGCGTTGCTGCCGTTTGCGCCAAGTTTGCGCCCGCCTTCGGCGCGCCTGCCAGCGGCACCCCCCACTCGTCGCCCGCCTCCATGATCACGATCGGCATCGTCGGCTTCGTTGCGCTCGCCATGGGCGTCATGCCTGCCTCAGGCGATCTCGCCACCATCGTCGAGAACGCCAACGCCAAGTTCTCCCGCATCGGGAAGGCCTGTACGTCCCTCAACGCCACCGTCTCCGCTTATCCGAAGATCGAGGCCATGGTCGAGTGGTGCGTCTCTGCCGTCGACGACTCTTCGTCCACCTCCACCGACGAGCTCGGGCGCTGGATCGCCGCCATCCACGTCTTGCACATGCGCAAGGCCGAGATTCCCGTTTGCGAGGACCTGCGAGCGAAAGTCTTCGACCTCGAAAGCACCTTCCAGACCATGGCGGCTTATGCCAGCCGGCCCAACACGTCGCCCCACCGCGCCGCTGCCTTCTCTAGGGCCGCCGCCGTCTTCACGGAGCTGCGCGAAGTCGCCCGCAAGGCGCGTCGTGAGGCGTCCTTCGCCCCCGAGCCATTTATGGTTTTCCTGTCGGGAGAGCCGGGCACAGGCAAGTCCACCTTTGCCGCCCATACGCTCGCACCCGCCGTCGCCGCAATGGAGGGCCTCCCGCTCATGGAGCCCTACATCATGACGCCCGAGATCCCGCATTTCGACAACTATGTCGGGAACCCCGTCTTCATTATCGACGAGCTCGGCGCCTCTTTGTCCGACTCTACCCGCGACGACCCTTACGTGCTCCTCAATCGCCTCGTCTCGCCCACTCGCGCCCAAGTGCCCATGGCGCACGTCGACGAGAAGGGCCTCCGTTTCTCCTCGAAGATGGTCGTCGGCGTCTCTAACTTCGACGATTCCGGGCACCGGATCAAAGACGTCGCATCCCACATGCGCCGCCG